GAGGCTTCCCTTCTTATTATGCACAATGCCGCACACGATCTAGTGTGGCTATGGGAGTCAGGCTTTACCTATGAGGGTGAAATCTTTGATACCATGTTAGGTGAGTACATACTACAACGTGGACAGAAAGAACCCCTGTCACTTGAAGCATGTGCAGAACGGTATGAGCTAGACACAAAGAAGCAGGACACAATGAAAGAGTGGCTCAAGGCAGGTAAGTCTGTACGTGACATGAACCACAAAGAGTTGTCTGACTACCTGTCAGCAGACCTACATGCCACACAAGAGTTGTATGAACACATTGATATAAAGCTACGTGTGTATGAAGAGCATCGTCCATTGCAGGATACAGTGAAGCTGACCAACCAACTGGCTGTACACCTAGCTAAGATATACCAACGTGGATTTGCCGTTGACCTTGATGAACTAGAGAATGTGCATAAAGAGTTTGAGCAGGAGCGTGGTCAACTTATACATGATCTAAAAGATCAGGTGCGTGACCTGATGGGTGATCGTCCAATCAATCTGGCAAGCACAGAGCAGTTGTCATGGGTTGTGTACAGTCGTAAGCCCAAGGACAAGAAGTTCTGGGCAGAGTTGTTTGAGGAGCGTATGGATGATCAAGACTACAAGTATCAGGTACGTAACAGCAGTGATGTGTTATACAAACAGAAAGCCAAGCAGTGCAGTTCATGCAATGGTACAGGCCAAGTGCGTAAGACAAAGAAAGATGGAACACCATTTGCACGTACCAATAAGTGTACTACCTGTGATGCCAGTGGCTTTACCTACGTCAACTCAACTGTCGTAGCAGGGCTGAAGTTCTTTCCACCCACAGCTAAGTGGGTGAGCCACAGTGGTTTCTCTACAAGTAAAGACAGCCTTGTATTTCTTGAGGGCATTGCACGTAGTAAGGGTATGACAGAAGCTGAGACATTCCTACAGAGTGTGCGTAGACTGAGTGCCGTAGAGACTTACCTCAGTAGCTTTGTTGATGGCATTGCCACACACACCAAGCTAGATGGTAAGCTACATGTACGATTATTACAGCACCGCACAGGTACAGGCAGACTGTCAGGTGCAGACCCAAACATGCAGAACATGCCACGTGGTGGTACGTTTCCAGTGAAGCGTGTGTTCAAGTCACGATGGAAGGGTGGGCAGATCATGGAAGCTGACTTTGCACAGTTGGAGTTTCGTGTTGCTGCATTCCTATCACAAGACCAGACTGCACTTGATGAAGTGGCTACTGGCTTTGACGTACATAGTTATACAGCTAAAGTTATCTCTGATGCAGGGCAACCTATCTCACGTCAGGATGCTAAGTCACATACCTTTGCACCTTTGTATGGTGCTAGTGGGTTTGGACGTACAAAAGCAGAGGCTGCATACTACAAGCAGTTCACTAAGAAATACAGTGGCATAGGCAAGTGGCATGAGGCTCTCGCCAAGGAAGCACTGAACACTGGCAAGATACGTACACCATCTGGTCGTGAGTTTGCGTTCCCTGATGTACAACGTAGACGCTTTGGTGGTGTGACATATTTCACACAGATTAAAAATTATCCTGTCCAATCGTTTGCCACTGCTGACATTGTACCTATATCTCTGATATACATAGATAAGCTAATGGGTGTAAATCAGATGTGGTCATGCATTGTAAATACAGTACATGACAGTATCGTGATTGATGTTCACCCAGATGAAACAGAAAAGGTACTCAAGGTAATAAACAGAACTAATGAAATGCTAACATCGTTGGTCAATAAGAAGTGGAACATAGATTTTAATGTACCATTATTATTAGAAGCAAAAATTGGTGACAATTGGCTTGACACAAAAGACGTTGCATGATAAAACTATAAATTCGTAAAGTAGAAAAGGAGACTATATATGAATCAAGTCGCAATAAATACAAACTTCTCAGACATGGCAAAGCTCATGGGTATGTCGGTAGACAATCAGCAATCAGAGAAAGCATCTACGCTTGCTCGACTGCGTATATCACACTCACCTATCATGGGTGAGGCAGATGTAAACGGTAAAACCAAGAAGGTTGAAGTCGTTGAGGGTGGTACATACAGGTTGGAGATACCTGATGGCCCAACTTACTATGCATCTAAGGCAATCATTCGTCCATTCGTACAAAGGTTTATGTACAAGCGTTTCGTAAAGGGTAATGACAATACACCTAACCGATACATCAAGACTGTCATGGCTGACAACTTGAACATTGACCTCAAGGACAATGACGGTGGGTTCAACTGTGGTAAACCTGCAGGATATATACAGGACTTCAAGGCACTGCCTGAGTCCATGCAAGATTTGATTAAACAGATCAAGCGTGTACGTGTTGTGTTTGGTACAGTGGAGTTGGTTGATCCAGTAGATGCATCTGGTAAATCTGCTGATGTAGAAGCGCAAACACCATTCATCTGGGAAGTAGAGAACCGTGATGCATTCAAGTCTGTTGGTGCTATCTTCACCAAGCTAGGCAAGATGCGTAGGCTACCACCACAGCATACGTTTACTGCTACTACAGCAGAGCAGTCATTGCCAAACGGTAATAGCTTCTATCTACCAGAGACTGCACTCGACTTGCAGACTACACTGGAGTTGGACGATGCTACTCAGGAAACACTAGGTAACTTCCTAGCATGGGTGACAAACTACAATCAGTACATATCAAATGCTTGGGATGAGAATGCCCATAAGCATGATGATGTAGACAAGGAAGGTGTTGAAGAGTTCATCGACATTACTGAAGAGGACTTTGCATAATGCACCATCCTGCTGAACTAAAACTGCACCAGTTTATGTCTGATGCTGTAGAGGGGAAGACTACTTTCTCTGAAGAAACAGCTAAGAGAATTGGTGCAGAGGTGGCTGATGCAGTCATACGCCAGTTTGGTAGTGGTAAATCACGTGGTGATTTCAGGTTACGGATGTCCAACATTGGACGTCCTACCTGTCAACTGTGGTTTGAGAAGAACAAACCTGAGACTGCATTACCAAAGCCAACTACATTTGTTATGAACATGATGTTAGGAGATATAGTTGAAGCTGTTTTTAAAGGTGTGCTTACGGAGTCTGGTGTGGACTATGAAGACACTGATACGGTTAGCCTTACAGTGGGAGATAGTAATGATACTACTGTTTCTGGCAGTTATGATCTTATTGTAGATGGTGCAGTAGATGATATTAAGTCAGCTTCCGATTGGTCTTACCGTAATAAGTTTGATTCCTACGATACCTTATATAAAGGAGATTCATTTGGGTATGTAGGTCAGCTTGCAGGTTACGCCAAAGCATCTGGCAAACGTGCAGGTGGATGGTGGGTAGTGAATAAAGCAAACGGTGGCTTTAAGTATGTACCTGCTGACATTGACATGAAGGTAGAGCTTGGCAAAATAAAAGACACAGTAGAAAAAGTTAACGAGAATAAGTTTGAGCGTTGCTTTGAGGCTGTGCCTGAGACTTATAGAGGTAAGCCTAGTGGTAACATGGTACTGAATGATAGCTGCAAATTCTGTGACTATCGCTTTGAGTGTTGGCCTGATATGCAAGAGCTACCATCTAAGGTATCACAAGCACGTGAGCCTAAGACTGTAGCATATGTAGAACTACAGGAGTAGCAAGTGTACGGTAAGCAGTTTCAAGCAGCACTAAAGTATGGCTACAGGAGTGGGCTAGAGATAAAGGTAAAAGATTATCTTGTAGAACACAATGTACCTATCAAGTACGAAGCTCTGAAGATAGAGTGGGAAGACCTGATGTACCGCACATACACACCAGACTTTGTGTTGCCTAACGGTATCATAATAGAAACCAAAGGACGCTTCACATCAGATGACCGTAGGAAACATAAGCTCATTAAGAAGCAACACCCCAAGTTAGATATACGTTTTGTGTTCGAGAGTTCCAGACGTAAGCTAAGTAAAGGGGCAAAGACAACCTACAGTCTCTGGTGTGATCGTAATAAGTTTATGTATGCAGACAGAGTTGTTCCGTTGGAGTGGTTAAAAGAAAAAGGAAAAGATAATCATCCAGACCTGATTACTTTCCCACTAAAGAAGATAGAAAGGAAGTAACATGAAAGGTGATGAAAGAATATTTGTAGACTTCGAACCAAATGATTTCGTTATACGAGTAACACCAGTATTAGATGCGGAAGATACATGGTCAGGAGATTTAAAGGTTGGTTATATGACGCTTGATGAGAACTACCTTAACGATAGTGACTATCAACACATAGATTTATTAACTAATCTTATGTTAGCTTCCGTACCCCTTATGGAAGATGATCATACCTTTAGAGATACCCTTTACAAGTACCATGAAAATATGTTAAAAAGTACAGGCAAGCCTATAATAACACACAATGAAGACAACGTAGTACATTTAGATTTTGGTAACAAACAATAGGAGAGAGTATGGCAGACAATGTAAACAAACCACCACACTATAATCACGCAGGTATTGAATGCATAGAAGCCATTCATGCTGCACTAACACCAGAAGAATTTAGAGGATATATTAAAGGCAACAATATGAAGTACACTTGGCGTGAGAACTACAAGAACAAAGACGAGGACTTGTTGAAAGCACGTTGGTACTTGAACTATTACTTGGAGAAACTAGATGCAACTCAAAGTGTTCTTGACCTTAAACATAGATGAAGATGAGTACCCAGTGCCTGTAGATGGATCAATGAGGGAAGAGATAAACGAAACCCTGCAAGAATTTATCTACGACATAGATGGGATAACAGTTAAAACAATTAACATATTAACGGAGTAAGCAATGAGCAATTATTTACCGACTGACTATCAGTCATTTATACACAAGTCACGTTATGCAAAATACTTTGATGGCAAGGGGCGTGAGAGTTGGGGAGAGACAGTAGAACGATACATGGATAATGTAGTTCGTAAGGTTGCAGGTAATGACACGTACATTAATCAGATACGTGATGCAATCGTAGGCTTAGAAATCATGCCAAGCATGAGAGCCATGATGACTAGTGGACCTGCATTAGACAGAGACAATACAGCAGGGTACAACTGTAGCTACCTACCAGTGGATGACCCCAAGTCATTCGATGAAGCTATGTTTATACTACTATGTGGTACTGGTGTAGGCTTCAGTGTGGAACGACAGTTTGTACAGAAGCTGCCTGAGATACCTGAGTTGTATGAAAGCGACACAATGATAGTTGTAAAAGACAGCAAAGAGGGATGGGCTAAAGGATTTAGACAACTACTAGCATTGTTATGGGCAGGAGAGATACCCAAGTGGGATGTATCAGAGGTACGTCCTGCAGGTGCAAGGCTCAAGACATTTGGTGGTAGAGCTAGTGGCCCTGCCCCACTGATAGAGTTGTTTAACTTTAGTGTGCAAACATTTAAGAATGCACAAGGACGTAGGCTATCGTCAATGGAGTGCCATGACCTGATGTGTTTCATTGGTCAGATAGTTGTAGTGGGTGGTGTACGTAGGTCAGCAATGATTTCTTTGTCCAACCTGAGTGATGATCGTATGCGTCATGCTAAGTCAGGACAGTGGTGGGAGACAGCAGCACATCGTGCAT